AGTATTTCTAGCTGTTAGCTCCGCAATCACTTTTACAGGTACAGCAATAGTGCGAGAACAATCCTCTGCTGGCACTGATGTATCTGCTTGGGATGTAAAAGGTGTAGCACGTAGAGAGGCTTCAGGTAACGCCGTCATCGTTCAAAGCGATCTTACCGCCCGTACAAATACGTCTGGGTATGGGTTAGCCATAGCGGCCTCTACCTCCGATGCAGGAGCGCTAGAGGTTTCTGTAACGGGCGCAGCCAGCACTAACCTAAAATGGGTTATTGATATACAAACTACAGATGTGGATTACGCCTAATGGATAAAAGAACCGTGCACTCCGCACATCAACGTATTGATGGATTGGAGAAAGAAATCGTGGCTATTAAAACTGAGATGGATATACAGTTTAAAGACTTGTTTAACCGCGTCAAACGCCTTGAGGCTATCCTAATTGGGGCTAGCGCTTTTATTATTGCCCTTCTTTTGCGCATGAATATGATGGCCTAATGTTCTGTTCGCTCACTGCAATGTTAGTGGGTGTTTATACTTACGGCGGGTTATACACCGCCTGCGTTTATAGATGCCCTAGAGAGGTATCTCACTTCTATTATCATTACCCCCACGTTATACGTGTGCCTTACAATAGTGGATGCCCTGTCTGGGCCAAGGTAGGTGAACGTGTATGATAGATCCATTTACAGCACTAGCGGCGGTAAAATCTGCTGTTTCTGCGGGTAAGGAACTCGTCAACGTCACTAAGCAAATTGGTGAATTTTTTGACGGTGTGGACGATTTACGCGCTGCCCATGAGAAAAAGAAGAATAGTCTTTTTTCTGGTTCAGACGAAAACGCTATGGAAACTTTCGTAAACTTACAAAGGGCAAAGGATGCAGAAGAAGAACTACGTCAAATCGTGATTGCAACCAGAGGTTTTTCGGCTTGGGGTGAATTGCAAGCTATACGTGTACAAGCTAGGAAAGACCGCAAGGCAAAAGCAGAAGCAGAGCGGAAGCGCAAAGCAAAGATGGTTGAGCGCATTATTGTTTATGGCGGAGCTATTATTATTGTTTCGATTATGCTCGGGATCACTGTTGTTATAATTTTGGCTAAACAGGGGCGTATATAATGGCTGATGGTGTATCAGGAGTGGGTAATGCGCCATTTAATGTGGGTAGCAATATCCATGAACAAACGCGTGCACGCGAGCGCATAGAAACTCACCTTGTAGAACAGCGTGTGCAAAAGGAACATAGGAACAACCACAAGCACCTAGAAGACATAACAAAGCAACAGTTGGAATTATCGCAAAGCTATGATAGGTTCGGACGCAAGACCAATGCGGACAGGCCGCAAGGAACGAAGTTAAACATAGAGGTGTAACATGGCGAATACCTTTGAAAAGATTCTGCAATACAAGCTCATGCCACGTTTTATGATGGTTGTTATGACGATTATGTATATCCGTGTTATCGAGTGGGGGATGAGTTTGGATGACTTATCAACACAGCAATCTGCAATGATTTCAGTGGTCAGTGGGGCTATGACGGGGACAATAGCCGTGTGGTTGGGGTCTGAGAAATGAGTATCTTTACAGCAGCATTAGGGCCGATAGCCAACCTTGCTGGATCATGGCTACAAGGCAAAGCTGATAAAAACGCCGCTGCAGCAGAACTAAAGTTAACCGAAGCCAAGGCAAAAGCCCAAATACTTTTGTCTGAGAAGACCAGCGTTGCTGACTGGGAACGCATCATGGCAGAGGGTGCCAAGTCTAGCTGGAAAGACGAGTGGTTCGTTGTAATCCTGTCTATCCCATTGATTTTATGCTGGATTCCGGGCGCGGAAGGTTGGGTTGACCGTGGGTTTGCGCAGCTTTCCAAAGCTCCGGACTGGTATTTTTACAGCCTTGGAATTGCAATTTCAGCCAGTTTTGGTGTGCGCGGGGCACAGGCATTTTTTAAGAGGAAGTGACATGAGTTTTAAATTAAGTCAGCGTAGTTTAGACCGTATAGAAGGTATAGATGAAGAACTATATACCTTAGTCCGTACGGCAATACATAACACGCCATATGATTTTGGTATTCCGCATCTTGGTGGGTTAAGAACCATAGAAGAGCAACGTACCTTAGTAGAGTCTGGGGCATCAAAGACCATGAAGAGTAAGCATCTGGATGGAATGGCTTTTGATTTTATGGTGTTTTTAGGTCCAAAAGTTTGTTGGGAGCTTCGGTTCTATGATGATGTAGGTGACGCGATTGTGAAGACCGCTAGGGACATGGGCATCAAGCAACTTAAATGGGGAGGGGCTTGGCATATCGATAATATACTAGAGTGGGATGGCACGATGCTGGATGCGTATAATGCCTATGTGGATGTTCGCCGCAAGCAAGGCCGTACGCCTTTTGTAGACATGCCACATTTTCAAAAAGGATAAACTCATGCGTGTAGAAAATGAATCTAAAACTTTAGAAAACGGTGCTGTAGATCCTGCGCATGTAATACATCAAGTGTGTGCTGCGTGCGGGTACGACCTAGATGAAGCAGAGTTAGCTGCAGATACCTGCGCTGATTGTGAAGCACCGCTTAACCTAAAACAACATGTAGCCATAAGCGTTACTACGTTCCCCCCAGTATTCGCTGAAACATCATAGGTGCAACATGCCGTTCCAAAAACTTCTTTTTAAAGCGGGTATTAACGACGAACGTACAAGCTATTCTTCGGAAAGTGGTTGGTACGAAGGTGATAAAGTGCGTTTTCGCCAAGGGTTCCCCGAAAAAATAGGTGGTTGGAACAGGATATCTACGTCTACATTCCAAGGTGTATGTCGTTCGTTGTGGAACTGGGTCACCCTAGCAGGGTTTAACCTTGTGGGGGTTGGCACCAACTTAAAGTTTTATTTAGAACAGGGCGGCGCGTATAACGACATAACCCCCATCCGTGCTACTACGACCAACGCGGCCACTTTTGCAGCCACTAACGGTAGCACCACCATAACAGTAACAGATAATAGCCACGGTGCATCTGTTAATGACTTTGTTACTTTTAGCGGCGCAGCTTCGTTAGGTGGCAATATAACCGCTACCATACTAAACGCAGAGCACCAGATAACGGAAATAACCAGCGGTAACACATACACTATAACGGTATCTGCTACGGCTAATAGCTCAGACACAGGAAACGGTGGGGGTTCAGTAACCGCAGCATACCAAATAACTACAGGTCAAGCGTCAGTTGTACCCCTCACAGGTTGGGGCGCTGGTACTTGGGGTGGAGGTACTTGGGGTAACGGCCTTGCTTCTAACGAGGCTATACGACTTTGGAGCCAATCAAACTTTGGTGAAGACCTGTTGTTCGCTGTTCGCGGCGGCTCCATATACTACTGGGATGCTACAAACGGAGTATCGAGTCGTGGTGTAGAGTTATCCTCACTAGGTGGCGCATCAGACGTACCAACTGTACAAAACTTGCTTTTGGTATCTGATATTAACAGATTTGTGTTTTGTTTTGGATGCAATAACCAAGGCAGCGCTACACAAGACCCCATGCTCGTGCGGTGGTCAGACCAAGAAAGTGCGGTAAACTGGACCCCTGCATCTACGAACCAAGCAGGTGGACTTAACTTATCTCGTGGAACCGAGATTGTAGCCGCCAAACAGGCCCGTCAGGAGGTTCTAGTTTGGTCTGACTCTGCGCTGTATTCTATGCAGTATGTGGGAGCGCCTGCAGTATGGGGTGCACAGCTTGTTGGGGATAACATATCTATTGCTTCTCAAAACAGTGTAGCCTTCGCTAACGGTGTTGCTTACTGGATGGGTAAAGATAAGTTTTATAAGTATGATGGTCGTACACAGCCGCTACGGTGCGATGTAAAGCGCCACATATTTAATGATATAAACACATTACAGTATGACCAGTTTTTTGCGGGTACAAGTGAAGCGTTCCATGAAATTTGGTGGTTCTACTGTTCCACAGGGCAAACAAATATTGATCGTTACGCCATATATAACTACCTAGAAGACACTTGGTACTACGGTTCTTTAGGGCGCACAGCGTGGTTAGACTCCGGTCTTAGGAATTTTCCACTTGCAGCTACCTACTCGAATAACTTGGTCAACCATGAAGATGGTATTGATGATAACGAGACGGGGGCCAACTCAGCAATTACAGCCAGCATATCCTCGTCACAGTTTGATATTGGTGATGGGAACAGGTTTGGGTTAGTGAGCCGCGTGCTGCCAGATATGACTTTTGAAGGCTCTACGACAGGCGCACCCGCAGCCACTCTTACACTGCAGCCTATGGCAAACTCAGGATCAGGGTATAATACCCCGTTATCTGAAAGCGGGAATAGTAGTGGTACTGTAACACGCAATGCTACGGCCCCAATAGAGCAGTTTACTGACGAGTTGTACGTACGTGTTCGCGGACGCCAGATGGTGCTAAAAGTAGAATCTACAGCGCAAGGAGTTATGTGGCAGTTGGGTACACCACGTTTAGATACTAGGCCAGATGGACGGCGCTAATGGCTAACGAGATTGACCAAGTTGACCCACCTGCGCTGCCGCTAGCACCTACTGTGTATGACAGGCCATTTACGGATCAGCAAAGTAACGTTTTACGTTTGTTTTTTAGACGCCTCACCAACGTACTTACAACGTTAACGTCTACGGATGTTGGGGGTAAATTTTTGTATAACCCTTGTGCAGCGTTCTATAGTACGCAGGACCAAACAGCTTCGTCTACAAACACGGGGTATGCGGTTACATTTAATAATACCTCGTACAATAGCGCGGTTACATTGTCAAATAACAGTCGAGTAAACGTGCAGAATCCCGGCGTATACAAGTTTGACGTTACACTGCAGTTAGAACACAATAACGCTAGTGAGACGCCTGTAACTGTCTGGGAGCAAAAGAACGGTAGCAACATCGCGTATTCGGGGCATATGTTTGATGTAAAAGGTAACGATGACTACGTTATACACTGGGGATTTACTGTAACACTTGCAGCAAACGATTATATAGAAGTATATTGGGCAACAGGGGATACTCAGTTAAACCTACATACAGAAACCGCTACATCTCTGCACCCCGGCATACCATCCGCGTCTATCGACGTATCATTCGTGAGTAACGCATAATGACAACAGTTATAGACAGTAAGCAGGAAATGTTAGAAGGCATTGACGTTGTTGGGAAGTCTTTGACAGATAATGATAGAGGTCTGAGTAAACAGAACGTGCAAGCTGAGATGCTAGCACTGGCAGAAGCCGCAAAAACCTCTGAGTATACCATAGACCAATTTGGCAACACGGTATTTTTTACAGGTAAAGGCAAACATAAAAAATTAAATGTGGCTGTAGGGTATTTGTATAACGTGGATACCGCCAAAAATTTTATAAATAACGCCACTGAGTATTTAAATACGCTACGCCGTCGTAAAATGGATTACTACACAGCAACTGTAGCAGGCGATACATATATACCTATAATAAAGCTACTAGCACGGAAGTTCCCAACAAAATTAGTTAAAGCAAAAAACAAAGATGTCTACGGTTTAACTATAAAACTGAGCGAGGGCAAATAATATGGGTATCGATATTGACCTTAACCCATTTGACGATAAGGGTGGCCCTCTTGAAGTTGATGTAATTGATTCTATTGAAAACGTAATTGGTGAGGTTGATCTTTTAGACTGGGAGATTGACATTAACCCGTTTGATTCGGGCGAACTCCTTGAGATTGATCTTGTAGATACAACTCAAAAACTCGTAACCGCTATAGAACAAGACCCTATTGGAACCATAGGCACTATAGCACTTACTATGGCTGGGGTGCCCCCGTGGGTAACGTCTCTAGTGATGGGTGCTAACACCGTAGCGCAGGGCGGTAGTATTGAAGACGCTGTTAAGAGTATGGTGCTTACTTACGCAGGGGCACAGATTGGCGATATAGCTGGAAACCAAGCAGATAAGTATTTGCAACAGCTAACTAATCAAGCAGGAGGAAACTTAGTAAATCCTGCTGTAGCAAACGCTATAGGTGCGGGCACTAAAAATGCGGCCATATCTCTGGTACACGGGAAAAGTCCAGAAGAAATAGCTAACTCGTTTCTTATGGGTAACGTAGCTTCTGGTGTAGGGCAGGTTCTTGGGAAGATAGATGATGTAGTCAAGTTAGATGACACAACAGGTTTTTCAGGTCTTTCAGACGGCGTGCAAAACGCTATTACTGCGGGTGTTACTGCTGCTATTGAAGGTGGAGATGTTACCGCCGAAGCCATAACAGGTTTGGTAAAAGGGTATGGAGAAGCAGTTATACCTGTAGCGGAAACACTTCAAAGTTCTTTAGGGCTTAATGATAACCAAGCCATTTTAATTACAGATGCTTTGGGTAAGAGTATGGAAGCCGCACTTCAAGGCGGTGATACAACAGATGCGTTTTTTGAATCATTCAAAGTAAACGCCGAAAAAGAAATGAAAGACTGGGTAAACTCTCCAGAAGGTTTAAACATAAACAAAAAACTGGATGATCTGTTTAAAAATACACCTGAGCTAAAAGAAAAGGCAGATGCTTTTAACGAGGCAGGGGGCGCACAGCTTGCAGCTAAAGAGGCTTACGAAGATGCTTTTGACAATTACAACAAGGCAATAACGGGTAATAACTTTATAGCTAATGAAGAAAAACGCCTGTTAAACGAGTATAACAGGTTAGTTGGGGTCCACAACAGTACGAACAGCGAAGCCTCGTTTAGCGCAGCGACTACTGCAAAAAATAACTTAACTACATTTATAGCTAACAACAAAGCCAAAGCCGCGCAGTACCAAGCTGATGTAGCTAAATATAAACCTATATACAATAATGCGCTAGCTACACTTAACTCGGCTACCACTACATATAAAGCCGCAGAAGCCGAGTATCAAAAATCTACTAATTTTATCTTGTCTGACATAGATGACTTGGGTGATGAGTTTAAACCTCTTGTATCCGCTGCAGATATGGCGGTAGCCATGACAATTCGTCCTCAGTTTGACCCTGAAAAGTACAAAGAAGCACTGCAGTTAGCCGCTGACGAGGATGCAGCCACACACTATTTGAGCAATCAAGCAGATGGCGATGCAGCGATAGCAGCGTCAATAGCAGGCGAATACCAAGATGTTATACTGCAGTTAAAAAATGGCGATATTGACAAACTGCCAGAGAATATGGCTACCCCAGAAACTGCGCCTAACGTTTATGGTGCACCAGAAAAAATACTTATGCCTGATAGTGAAGTTTCGCCGGACATAGATTTTACGGTGCCGCAAAAACCTCCTTCCATAGCTAGTGGTCGTGGCGGAGACCCGAGAGATTATGGGTTGACTCCAGAAGAATACGGAGAATACCTAACCGAAACAGGAGCTGATTTTGTAACAACCGTCAAAGACCTATATCAAAACCTTAAGTCTGGAGGTTATGAGGCGGCAGGGTACACCGCAGGGGGTTTTGGCACGTTTGCGGATGAATTAGCGGAGAACGCAGTTGAAGCGTTTACTATAGATAGGTCTGAAGCTGATAGACTAGCGTATGAGAGCTTGGCTATACAATATGATCCTGACCTAACTGACGACGAAAAAGCAGAAAAAATTGCTAATAATGTATCTTTAATCGCGGCAGCAAACGCAAAAGCGGAGGTCGAACAAGGCGCAAACATAACATATTTTACTAATTTTACTGATCCACTGAAAGATACGTTGTTAGGTTGGAGTGCGGATGAGGCAAAAGAAGTATCTGATGCGATGAAAGTCCGTCAGTACAATGCGCTCCCTCACCCAGATACTACATGGGAACAAATACTATCGGGTAACGCAAAAGACCGTTTAGGTAGACCTTATGGTTTTGGTGATCCAACGGCTACTATCATGTCGGGCGTACAGGAGTTACCTGACTTGTTAGTTGACGTAGCGTTATTAGCTATTACAAAAAATCCTGCTATCATGGGTGGCGTTGTAGCCACTACAAGCATGGCTGAAGCAGGCGAGGCCGCATCCGATCAAATTAAAGACGCCTTACAACGTGCATATGACTCCGGTGAGCTACAGAAAACTCCCGAATTTGCCGATCTTGTGCGGCTATATGATGGTAATATGGATGATGCTTTTGAAAAGCTAGTTGACAATAGTATGGGCTACGCCGCCGCTTCTGGGGCTGTAGGTGGTCTTGGAGACCTTATTTTAGCTAAAGTGGCTGGGGCAAGTGGAGCCGCATCCGCGTTATCTGTCGTACCTGCATCGTTGAGACCCATAGTAAAAATAGGGACTGGAGGGGTATCCGAAGGGATTACCGAGGCCACCGAAGAAATACCTGTAAATATGGCGCAGATAAACGCAGGTTTATCGGACAGTGTAGGTATTCTTGATGGCACTCCCGTTGCGTTTTTAGTGGGTACAACTGCGGGCCTTACAACTACAGGGACGTACGCTGCAGGGAACGCTTCACTAAATGCTATAAAGAACACTGTAAAGTCGATAGCAGACGGTACATATACAGCACCTGACGGTTCTACAACTGCTCCAGATCAACCTAATGATGATGCGACAGATTCTGCTGCCGACCAAACATTAACTGCAATAGTTAAGTATGAGCTATACACTGGAGCGCTAAACAACCTTGCCGATCTGGGAGCAATTTCAAGTGACCCTGCGGATAGTAACGCTACTGAATTTGTAAGTGCGCTAACTGGTCTGGGTTTTGACACAGATACAATTACCGATTTTGGCAACACTGCATACAACGACGATTTTGTAACCAAAGCTGAAATCTCAAACACGCTTAAAACTATAAACTCTGCGTTTAATCCTACAGAAGAAATATCTGCAGCGGCGTATGAACAGTTTGGGGGTAACAAGTCAGAGGCAGACCTAGATGCGTTACTAGCAAACTTTATTGATCCGTATTATTTTACAGTAGATGAAGTAAAAGCCGCTGCCGCTGCAGAAGGCGTAACACTTACTGACGAGCAGGCTAAAGAGTATGAAGGGCAGGTAGAGGATGAAGCCGATGCTACTACAGAGCTTGTTGATGATTTAAATAAACCTGTCACTAAAGGTGATATATTGGATGGGGGTGTTACCTCCATATCTACAGACGATGTTCAGAATATTGTAGATACAGCTATAGCAGGGTTGCCTGACACGGCTTCACCTGAAGATGTTAGCACAGCTATAAACGATGCTATATCTGGGTTGGAAAACATATCTTCTGCAGATGTAGACACCGCTATAAACAACGCTCTTGCCGATATGAACAACCTGTCTACGGATGATGTGCAGGGTGTTGTAGACAGTGCTATAAGCGAGTTGAACAACCT